ATGTCCTTCCGCTTCTGGCGCCGCATCCGGATTGCCCCCGGGGTCACGCTGAACCTGTCGAAGACGACGGCGTCGCTCTCCTTCGGCCCGCGCGGCGCGAAATACACCGTCAGCCCGCGCGGCAACCGTGTCACTGCGGGTCTTCCGGGGACGGGCCTCTTCTACACCGTGCATGAGCCGCGCCGCCCGTCAGCCGCCAATGCGCCGAGGGTCGTCCAGCGCGACAGGCTCAAGCTCGGGTTCTTCCAGCGGCTGTTCACGCCTGCGGATGAGCGCGCGCTGGTCGACGGGCTGAAGGCGCTGAACGCGGGCGACGAGGGGGCCGCGCTCGCAGAGTTCGAGAAGGCCACCAGCTTGCCAGATGCCGCCTGGATGGCGGGCATGCTGCGGCTCCGGCGCGAGGAATTCGCGCCCGCGCGGCGTCATCTGGAGGCTGCGCTGGGCGGGCTCGACCGGCTGGGGAGCCTTCTGGAGAAATACGGGGTTGCCGCGCAGGTCACCTTTCCGGTAACGCCCGAGGTCGATGCCCATGCCCGCCCCCGCGAGCGCGGCACGCGGCTGGCGCTGGTCGAGATCGCCCAGCTCACCGGTGACCGCACAGCGGCGATGCGCCATGTCGAGCAGCTGCTGGCGATCGAGCCGTCTGATCCGGTGGTACTGCTGTCCTTCGCGGAACTGACCCTCGAGGGCGATGCGGACCGCGCGCAACTGGAGCGGGTTGTTGCCCTGAGCGCCGGGATCACGAACGAGACGCCGGTGGAAACGGCGCTCCTGCTCTACCGCGGCCGTGCGCTCGCCCGGCTAGGTCTGGCTGACGCCGCCATCGACGTGTTCACCATCGCACTGCGCCGACGCAAGGACCGTGCCGACACCCTCCTGCGCCAGCTCCGCTTTGAGCGCGCGCTGCTCTACGATCAGGTCGGCCACAAGGCGCAGGCACGGCGCGAGCTGGAGAGGGTCTATGCCGAGGATCCGGGTTTCGAGGATGTGCGCGAACGGCTGGGGCTGGGCGAATGACCGGCGCGGGTGATGATCCGACCGCGCTGGCGGCCGAGGTGCGGGCGCTGCTGTCGCGTCGCACCCCGGTCGACCCCTGCCTGACCTATCAGGGACTGGCCACGGCACTCGGCCTGCAACCGCCCGGCACGATCCAGCGCGTCGCCGCAACCCTCGAGGAGACTATGCGCGAGGATGCTGCCGCTGGCCGGCCGATGATCGCCGCGCTGGTAATCAGCCGCGCGGGCGACATGCCCCGGCGAGGTTTTTTCGATCTCGCGGTGGCGCTGGGCCGGTTTCCGGAGGATCCCCGGCAGCACCTTGCGGCATGGGAGGCCGAGAGCGCGGCGGTCTTCGGGACGCAGGCCGACGCTTCCTTCTGAAGCGGATCGGCTCGGATCACCTGATCTCGAACCAGCGCATCGCGGTCTGCAGGAGATGGTCGTAATCACCCGCCATGGCCTCGTCCATGAATGCGGCGATTTCGTCATCGGACAGCCCGGCGTCCCGAGCGGCTTCGCGGCATCGGCCGAGCACGGCAAAGGCGTTGCCGTCCTGGTCGGTCAGCGTGACGACGATGTCAGGGTGTTTCGGGGTCATTCCGTGCGGCTCCGTTGACGCGGCACCACGACATCAGGCGTGGCCTGCGCGCATAGTCCAGTTGATTGTCGGTGGTGAGCGAGGGAGAGCGCCGCAGGGCACTTGCCCGAGGGTTCGGCTGTCCTCGAATGGGTCTGGGCCGACCGCTGCGTCAATCCTGTCCGCGACTGATCATCCGGTGATCGACTTCCGGCTCGTTCCACGTCGTCGCGACGCCCATCCAGCGCTCGATGGTTGCCTGCAGCTTTGGATCGTCAGCTTCGAGATGGAAGGTGTAAAGGCGGTTGACGATTTCCTGCATCAACTCGCGCATCTCGGCCTCATCAATGCGCGAGACCTCGCTCCAGGGGATGCGCCGACCGTCTGCATCGTGGACAGTGACGTCCGAATAGTCGCCGGTCAGGGTGACAGGGGTCAGTCCGGAATGCAGCGTTTCCAGCTTCGTGTTGCGCACGCAGAGCATGGCCATGATCCTGGCCAGCTTCGCCGCGATGCGCTTTTCGTCATCCTCATTCATGGCTTTAGAATAGCTTCTGGCTGGCCACCGCGCCACGATTTCGAACGGCGCTCCAGCCTACCTTCTTGCGCATGCCCGCGCCTGGTCGCGCAGGACGGCGTAATCGGCGAGCCAGCCGACGATCAGCGCCTCCTCGGGCAGCGCGGCGACTTCCTCGGCGACGCGCATCTGCTCGGCCGGACTGTACGCCACAACGGGCGGGCAGGCGCTGGGCGAGGCGTCAGAACCCGCCGTCGCGCAGCCGGTCAAGAAGATCGTCGCGGCTGCGAGGGCGGCGCGCGGCGGCGTCCAGCATCTGGCGGTGGATGGCATGGGTCTGCTCCATCTGATCGAGCCGTTCGGCAGCGCGGCCTGCGCGCTCTCCCTGGCGGCGAAGGTTGAGGATAAACAGGGTGATGGTGAGGGCGACGAGGGCGAGAGCCGCCACTCGCCGCGCCCATGGCCGGCCAAGAAGCCCGACCACCAGGCTGGCCCACATCAGCGCAGGCCCTTCTTCCAATCATCGAGGCGGGCCCAGACCGCCACCGCAATCCCGCCCAGCGCGAGCGCGATGAACAGCCAGCGGAGGGTGTCGAGGTGGGGCACCAGCGGCAGGATCGCACCCTGTGCCTCCGCCAGCACCTCCTGCGCGACCTCGACCCCCGCGGCACCGACGGTCGCCACCCCGGCTGCGCCGGTTCCGCGCAGCGTGCGGCTTGCGGCCAGTGTCTCGCGCGCTGGCGGGGTCTCGGCGGCGAAGGGGACGGCGCGGTGCGGGAAGGGATCGCCCCAGGAGCGGGCAGGGCCGAGGTCGATGTGCATGAAACCCGAGCGCGGGTAGGTGCCGAAGCCCAGAAACCCCACCTCCCGTGCCACGGCCTCGAAGGCCGCGGGGTCGTGGTTCGACATGGCGATATCGAACGCCGTGCCGTCCATGTGCTTCGAGCGCGGCGCCCCGCCGACCGAACGATTGTGCTCGGGGCTGCGATAGGCCGAGCGGACGATCAGCGGCTTGCCCAGCCGGTCGCGCAGCGCCTGCAGCTTGTCGAGCGCCGGTTCGTTGACCAGCAGCTTGCCAGTGCCCCGGCAGGCGATCTCGGCCGGGCTGAAATTCGGCCAGCGCCAGGTGCCCTCGGGCACGTCGCGCCAGTGGCTGTGGAAGGTCTTCGTCATGGGGTCCTCCGAAAACGAAAAACCCGCCTCGTGGGCGGGTGCTGGTAGGCTGATGGTTGTGTTGAGTGGCTACGGGCTGCCGCCGAAGATCTTCAGCTTGATGGCGATGCCCGCGAGCAGCGCGAGCATGACGCCGGTGGTGATCATGCGGACGGCGGTTTGCATGGCGGTGCGGCGCACCAGTCGGATGCAGTCCACCAGGGAGCGCAAATCGCGGATGTCGAGCGCGGCCTCGTCGCCGTCGAGGCCGACATCGGCGAGCGCGCGTTTCGCGCCTTCCTCGGCCGCCCGCGTCAGGATTGCCTCGAACTCGGCGTCGGGCATGCGCACGAAGCCCTCGGATCGGGGTGGGTTCATTGGGTCCTCCTTGCGCCGCTCAGCCAATCTTGCAGCCCCAGAAGGACGTGTGGTCGGCGGCGAAGTAGCCATCCGCGACCCGGAAATACCCCTGCAACTCGACGGTATCGCCCGCGGTGAGCGGGACCATGGTCTGCAGCCAGATGGCGGTGGCGAGCGAGACATGGGTGGCGGAGATCTCGCCGACGGAGCCGCGGATTTCCGTGGTTCCGTTCAGCACCAGCCGCCCCCGCATGCGCGCGGTCGTGCTGGCGTTGACCTTGTACATGAGCGTGGCGCCGAAGAGGTAGGTGCCTTCCACAGGCGCCACGAAATGGTTGTTCGCGGCGTCGAACGCGCCCTGATCGTTGTAGTCGGTGTTGTTCAGGCCGATCTTCGTCCAGGTGCCGACTCCGACGTAGTTGTCGTAGTTGGTATACGCCTTGAATCGCGACAGCCGCGGCTGATCGACGATGCCGGTGGCGTTGTCGACGCTGAGCCCGTCGAAGAAGGTGCTGCCGTCGGCCGAGACTGCGAGGCGGAAGCGGTCGGAACCGAACAGACCAACCAGCGCCTTGGTCACGAAGTCGGTCTGTAGGGTCAGCCCGAGATCGTCGCCCGCAGCCTCCTTGTTCATGGTGTAGAACAGATCGCCGGTGCCACCCTCGGCCACGGTCTTCGCCGTCCAGAGCGCGGCGTTCAGCTTGGCCGAGAACGGGTTCGACGCATCTGCCGCCGTCCCCAGCCCCAGGAGCGCGAGGTTCTGCAGCGCTGTGGGCGTGGCGCCGACCCAGCCCACGCCGTCATAGACCAGCAGCAGGCCCTCGTCCTCGACCCATGCCCGCCACCCGCTCCGCGGCGGCAGACGCAGCCACGCGCCGTCGGTCCAGAGCGCGACGTTCAGGTCCCAGCCCGCCCAGTCGCCCGTCGCGCCCGAGCCGACGATGTAGCGGTCGCCATCGGCGGGAGAACCGGGCGGTGCCGTCAGATCCCGGTCTAGGACGGAGAGCTGGACAAGCCCGTCGAGGATCCGCAGCGCCTCGTTGTGGGTGACATGCTTCTGGGCCTGCGCCGCGAGGACGTAAGGCAGCAGGAGATGGGTCGTGGCGTCGGACATGGGAAAGGCCTTCAGAACGTGAGCGTGACGGTCTTGGGCGCGCCCCGCCCGACGAGGGCGGAGAGCTGGAAGATGCGGATGTCGAGGGTGTCGCCGGGGCCGAGTGGCGCGCCCCAATCGGCGCTCTGCTGGGCGGCGGTGTAGATGGCGCTGGTGGTGGCGGTGCTCAGCACCCGCTTCACGGTGGCGCCGTCGAGGATCTCGACCTCGTAGGCTTCGAGTTCCTCGGCCAGCGGCGCCTCGAGCCCGCCCCAGCTGTCGGCCGCGAGTGCGCGTGACCGGCGCGTCCAGCGGATCGTCAGGTCACCCGGCGTGCGAGGCCTGCGCCACGGCTGCTCAACATGGGCGACGGAGAATGGCCGCAGTCCCGCGCCCGCGGGGGTAAATGCCTGCGCCACATAGGTCTCGTCGCTGACCGGGCGGATCGCCGGGCCGATACGCCAGTTCCAAGGGATCCCGAGATCGGCCTCGGCAATCGGCAGCGATGCGAGGCTGTCGTCGAGCACCACGACCCGCGCTCCCGCAGGCGCCGGATTGCCCACGGCGCCCTCTGTGCCGCGCTGACCGCGCAGGAGTCGGGTCAGGCGGTATCGGCCAGGCGCCAGCAGCTCCGCCGCGCCCGCCTGCACGATCTCCCAGGTGCCGGGCGCGCTCTCGATGGCCAGCGCGTTGGCGCCGCCGAACAGCGTCAGGTCGGTGACGCTTTCGAGGGAACCGGCCAGCAAGTCGACGACAAGCGCATTGCCGAGATCGAAGCGCGACGTCGGGCCCGAGTAGAGATCCGAGACCAGCGTGCCGATCCGGGCGCGGCTGCCGAACGTGGTCAGCAGCTCGAAGCCATCCGTCGAAGGGCTGCGGAACACCGCCATCTCGCCGGGCCAGGGAACGGCGTGCGCGGCGACCAGCGGCCGATGCGCAGGCTGGTCCTCGGCCAGCTGCGGCAGGTCCATCAGCACGGCATCCGGCGCGCCGAACACGACGGCCCGCGTCAGCGACGCTGCGCGGGGATCGCCGGGCGGCAGGTCGTAGGTCGCGCGGTCCTGGCGCACCGCCTCGATGCCCCGGGCCTCGGCGTCGGCGATGGAAACGAGCCGCAGATCGACCAGCCGCCCGTCATGCTCCAGCCGGATCGCGTCGGCCGGATCGAGCGCCAGACGCGAGGGCGGCAGCCGGAACGCTGCCGTCTCGCGCCCGACCCACGCCTCCATCAGCGCGCGACGGCAGCGCCGCTCGGCTTCCTCGGGCGGGACCGCCATCGGGAAGCTCTCAGAGGCGATCCGCGTCGTGTCCACGGTGATGCGCCGCGCCTCGACGAGGGCCGCGTCGTAATCCTCGTCGGCGCGGGCGATCTGCCACTTCAACGCCTGGGGCAGTTCCGTCTCCTGGCCACGCGTCAGTTCCAGCACGTCGCCCTCGCGGGCGGCCACCAGATCGTCGGGTGCGAGGGTCGCGACGGAGGCCCGGCCGCGCATGACGAAGCGGATCACGCCCTCGGTCTCGACGGCGTCGAAGCCGAAGTGGCGCGACAGCGTGGTGATCGAGGCGCGCGGACTCTCCAGCGCGGTGATGGCGTAGCCCTCGACCGCGCCCCAGAGGCCGGAAACGTCGATCCGGGACTCGGGCAGCCCGGCGCGCAGGCAGAGATGACGCACGAGCGCCGCCAACGACACCGCCCCCAGTCTTCCGGTCAGCCAGTGCCCGAGCCGCCAGTTCGCCCCGTCGGTCCAGACGTCGGTCAGCGCCGGGAAGAACGGGTACGGCCGCGCGTCCCAGGTCCAGGCGGCGCATTCCGGCACATGCACCATCCGGCTGCCATAGACGGGCGAAACGGGGTTGTTCGCCGGGGCGGCCCACCAGAGGTACGTCGCCTCCAGATAGGCGCGCTGGATAGCGTCATCGCGCCAGCCCCGCGAGAAATGCGGCGTGAAGCTCTCGGACGACTTCGGGTCGAAGAAGACGTTGGGCTGGTTGGTGCCCCGGTCGATGGCGGGGCAGCCGAGCTCGGTGAACCAGATCGGCTTGGACTGCGGCGCCCACGCCGTCGGCGTCCCGCTCTCCACCCCGCCCGGGCGGTCGTAATGAGCATTCGACCACCAGGCGCGCAGATCCTTGTAGCGGAACACCCATGGTTTGCCGGCGCCGCCGTCCGTGATGGGCGTGCGGACCTGCGCCGACCGATCCGCCGCGCTGGCATAGAACCAGTCGAAGCCGTCCCCGCCCGCGATGTTCCCCTGCAGGTAGGCGCGGTCGTAGATCGCGGGCCAGCCCTCGGCCGCGTCGAGATGCTCGAACCCGTCGCGCCAGTCGGAGAGCGGCATGTAATTGTCGATCCCGACGAAATCGATCTCCGGATCGGCCCAGAGCGGATCGAGGTGAAAGAACACGTCGCCCGAGCCGTCGCCCGGCTGGTGCCCGAAGTACTCCGACCAGTCGGCGGCATAGCCGATCCAGGTGCCGGACCCGAGGATCGACCGCACATCCGCGAGCAGGTCCCGATAGGCCTGCACGGCCGGATAGGTGGCCGCGCCCGAACGGATCGTCGTCAGCCCCGGCATCTCGGTGCCGATCAGGAACGCATCGACCCCACCCGCCGCCGCGCAGAGATGGGCGTAGTGCAGCACCATGCGGCGCAGGCCCCAGTCGCCGGGCGTGCCTGTCCACGAGACAGACTGGCCCGAGACGCTGAAGCTCGCGGGCGTGGCCGCGCCGAACAGCGCCGTCACCTGCGCGGCCGCCGCGGCAATCTTGTCCACGGTCCCGGCGTAGCCAGCAGCCGGGGAACAGGTGATCCGCCCCCGCCACGGAAAAGCGGGCTGGCCGGTCTCCGCGGCGTTGTCGGAATACGGGTTCGGCAGGCTGTTGCCGGGCGGCACGTCCATCAGGATGAAGGGATAGAAGGTGACCCGCAGCCCGCGCGCCTTCATCTCCTGGATTGCCTGCACCACGGCGAAGTCGGCGGGCGTGCCGCCATAGACCGGGCGGTCCTGATCGTCGCGACTGACGAGAAAGGCATTGGCGCGGCTGACGCCGTTGACCGACCAGCTGATCGGCGTGGTCGACTTGGCCGACACCTCGACGCCCGGTCGCACCTTGCAGGACCCTGCGCGCAGATCGTCGCCGAACCAGGCGACGACGAGACTGACGCTCTCGACGGCCGGCGCCATCGCCTGCAGCCGGTCGAGAGCCTCCACCATGTCGGTGGAGTCGGCCAGCGCGTTCAGGTTCTCGGGCACCGTCGCGCCGCCATCGGTCTTGCGGATCGCCTGCGTGGCGTAGGTGAACTCGCCCGAGGCCGGGATCATGGTGACGGCGCGGGTCAGCCCTTCGGCGGTGTCGGGATCGGCGAGCGGCCGGAACACCTCGAAGGACAGCTGCGGCAGACGGTTGCCATAGGTCGAAAGCGCCAGCTCCTCGAAGACGACATAGGCGGTGCCGCGATAGGCCGGGGTGCTGGCCGCGCCCATCCTGGCCGCGATGAACGGATCAGGGCTCTGCGTCTTGTCGCCCGGATACCAACGCCAGGTGACGCCGGAGAGGTCCATCGGCTTGCCGTCAGCCCAGATGCGGCCGATACCGGTGATCGGCCCCTCGCAGAGCGCCACCGCGAATGAGGCGTAGTAGATATACTCGGTCGTCTTGACCTTGCCGCCCCCGCCGCCCTTGCCGCCGCCCTGCGTGGTGGTCTTCGTCTCCTCGCGGAAATCGGTCGCCCAGATAATGTTGCCGCCCATCCGCATCCGGCCATAGAGCCGCGGGATCACCGCGCCCTCGGTGGCCGAGGTGATGCGCAGCGTGTCGAGCCGCGCGCCCTCGATGCGCTGCGTCGGCGCCAGCGACGAGATGATCCAGCTGTCGACCACAGAGCCGATGCTGGAGCCGATGAAGCCGCCGATGGTGGCGGCGCTGACGCCGAGGATCGCGCCGCCGATCGAACCGCCAATGGCGGCGCCGGCCGCGCCGAGGACAAGCGTTGCCATGGTTGGATCTCAGCGTTGCGGGAACAGGAAAGCGAAGGCGATGCGCCGCCGCCAGGATGAGGTGAGCGGTTCCTCGATCACGCCGAGCCGCTCGTAGGCGTGGAGGAACCTGTCGGGCGCGGTCAGGATCCCGACGTGCTTGGCGATGGCGTGGGGCTTCATCCGGAACAGCACCAGCGCGCCGGGACTGGCCTCGACGGGCGCCACCTCGATCATCATGCGCCGGGCGCCATCGGCCAGCACCTCGTGCGGGCCGGTCTCGCCCCAGTCCCGACTGTAGGGCGGGATCGGGAACGGTTCCGGGCCCACCACCTCGCGCCAGACGCCCCGCGCGAGCCCGAGGCAATCGCAGCCGACGCCGCGCAGGCTAGCCTGATCATGATACGGCGTGCCCAGCCAGGACCGCGCGATGGCGATGACGCGGGCGGGATCGGCGGAGGTCACAGCACGCCGCCCTCGTGCCCACCATCCTTGGTGGCGTAGCGCAGCACGGCGTCCTGGCCGGGGATGTGCGGGAAGCCGCGGAAGTTGGCGGTGTTGGCGAACTTCGCCCCGCAGGTCTCCATGCGCTTGTCGCAGCCCGCACGGATGGTGAAGACGTCACCCTCGGCGATCGCGCGCACCGGCGCTTCGAGCAGCGTCAGCACGGCGATGCCGTCCGTGACGTCATGGCCCAGCACTTCGGTGCGCCGTCCTGCGTTCGCGCCGCCGGTCCATTCGATGGTGCCGAAGGTGAACCAGCCGGAGGCGAAGCCGCCGAGGCCCGATGCGGTGAAGGCCCGGCCGCGCAGGAGATCGATCACGGCGCCCGTGCCCTTGAAGGCAGGATTTTCGAGAGCGACGCCGCAGCGCGCATCCCCGAGCGCCGCGTCGCAAGTCGCCTGGAAGGTCCGCCCGACTGTCTGGCCCAGCACATGGGCGAGCGAGCGGACTTCGGCGACGAAAGCGAGCCGCCCGCGCCGGATCTGGCCGATGGCGCCCCGGCGCATCAGCACGCGCTGGCTCGTATCGGCCCAGTTCACCCGCCAGACCTCGACCTCGGCGTTGTCCCAGCGGCCGTCGAGAATGTCGGTCTCGGTGATGCGGTCGGAGGTCAGCACCCCTTCGGCATCTTGCGCATCGACGGACAGGTCCGAACCCGAGCGAACCTCGGAGGCTGTCAGCCCGCTTTCCGGCTCGAAGTCCGTGCCGTCGAAGCTCAACGTGCGATCGTTGTCGGTAAAGCCGAAACTCGCGCCATCGGCGCGGGCGATCCGCCAGCACCACGCGAGCGTGGTCGTGCCCTCGTCGAGATGGGCCTGCAGGGCGGGATCAAGGGTCTTCATCGGCGCAGTTCCAGCAGCAGGATGGAGGTGATCGAGCCGAGCCGCTCGAGGTCGAGCGTCACGTCCAGCACATCGGTGTCGAAGCGCACCGGCACATCGAACTCGAAGCCCGCGGTGATCGCGACGCCGGATCCCGGCGCGACGCTGAAGGTGACGACGCCAGTGGTGGTATCGACGGACCAGCCGGAGGGCTGCTCGACCCCGGCGAGCGCGATGCGCACGCTGCCCGCCACAGGCTTGGCGATGGCGCGCGTCCAGGACTGCGCGCCCGAGGCGTAGCGCTTCACCAGCTGGAAGGCGGCCGTCGCGCCGTCGCCGGTGCCGATCGCCTGGTCGGTGGGCGATGCCGTGCCCGACGGCAGACAGGACTTGTGGTCGCCCCAGTCCTTGAAGCGGAAGCCATGCAGCCGTCCGTTCCGTGCCTCGAAGAAGGCGACCACCGCCGCCAGATCGTCGGCGCGGCGGATGCCGTAGGCGACGTCGTAGCGGCGGCGCGAGTTGGCCCAGCTGGCGTTGCGCTCCTCGTCGCCAGAGGCGAGCTCGACGATCTGGGTGCGCCGCTCCGGCCCGCCCCGCGCGCCGCGACTGATGTTGTCGGGAAACCGGACCTCGTGGAACGCCATCACATGCCCCTCCGCCCGAGCGACACGGCGCGGGCGATGTCGGCAGCGACCTGTGTGCGGGACTGCCGGAAGCTCTCTGCGTCGCGGGCCATGATGGTGACGTTGACGCCGCCGCCCGTGCCGTAGCTCTGCGCCTCCCGCCGCGACAGCACCCGCTCGCCGCGCTGCAGGATTGCGGGCACTTCGTCGTGGCGTAGCCCCGCCATGCCGCCGCCATGCATTCGCGGGGCGGCGGCGAAGGCCATGGCCGGGACCACGCGCGAGGGCCCGGCAGAGCCGACCATGCCGCCCGCATGCAGGACGTTGGCGAAGATGCCGCCCGCCCCTGAGAAGACGCCGGAGAGCGCGTTTGCGATCGGCCCGAGGATGAAGCGTCGGGCGGCGAGCTGGGCAAGATCGGCCAGCAGCGAGGTGACAAGATCGCGGAAGTTCAGCTTGCCGGTCTTCACGAACTGGCCCACCGCGTTCTCGGCCGACTGGAAGGCGCCGACGAGGCTCTGGCCAATGTCGCCGCCGATCTCGCGGGCCTTGCTGGCGTAGTCCGACAGCGCCGCCGTGACCGCCTGCCAGCCGGTGACGGCGGCCTCGGTCGCGGGCTCTGCTGCCGCAGCAGCAGCCCCGGCCGCCGCGCCTGCATCTGTTGCAGTGCGCCCGGCATCGCCGAGCGCCGTCTCCAGCTGCTCGGCCGCACCGGTGGCCTCGGTCAGCGCATCCGCGCTCGCCTCGTCGGTGCCGCGCACCGCGTCGCGCAGCGCCTGCCAGCTTTCGAGGGGCGCACGTGCCCCTTCCGCCAGATCGCGCGCGGCGCCGCGGTAGACATTCGCAGACTCGAGCGCCCTGTTCGCCGCCTCGGTCAGACCGAGGTCGGGCGCGGAGAGCGGGTTGTCCTCGAAGGCCCGGTCGAACGCCGCCTGTGCCGCTGTCGTGGCAGCACTGGCTGCGCCCTCGAAGCGGTTCTCGATCTCGCCGAGGTCGAGGTCGGGCACCAGCGAGATGCGGCGCTCCGAGCCGAGCGCTTCGAGCCCCTGGTTGATCCCGCCGATGAAGCCATTGATGCGCGAGACCACGCCGTTCAGCATCGCCTCGACGCCGTCGACGAGGCTGTTCGCCGCCTGGAACGCCAGATCGCCGATGGCGGCGGGCAGCAGACCCCAGATCGCCTTGATCGCCTCGTAGGCCCCCTCGAAGGTGTTTGCCGCCGTATTGCCGAAAGCCACGACGCTCTCGATGGCGCTCTGCATGCCCGACGCGGCGTCGGCCTTCAGGTCGAAGAACATCGCCGTGGCGGCCGCGCCCGCCGCAGCAGCGCCCATCCGGATCCGCTCCCAGACCTCGACCGCGAGGTCCTTCAGGAGCGACATCGCCTCTCCAAAGCCGCCCGCACCGGAGACGAGGCGGGTGAACTGGTAGACGAGCTCGCCCGCGCCGACGATCAGCGCGCCGATGCCGGTGCGGATCAGCGCCCCTCGCAGGACGACGAGCGCGGTGGCGAGGCCGCGCACGGAGAGCGCCGCGGCGGCCATGCTGGCGACCCAGCGGCCCGCGAGGAAGGCTGCGAAGGTCACGGCATAGGTGGTCAGGCGGCCGATGTTGTCGAAGAGGCCGCGGATCGCGGTGCCGAGTGGCCCGGTGCGGCTGGCGACAGCCGCCATGGCGTCGGCGACGGCTTCCAGTGCCGGTGCGGCGGCGACAGCGAGCTGGTTCGACAGCCCGCGCCAGATCAGCCCGAGGCGCGAGATGGCATCGTTCGTCCGCTCGATCTGGTCGGCATCCTGCTCGGAGACGACAACGCCGAAGGCGAGCACGTCCTCCGTCGCCTGGCGCAGCGTCGCGGTGTCGATCCGCGACATCGCGATGGAGCCTTCCTCGCCGAAGAGCTGGCCTGCGACAGCCGCGCGCTCGGCAGCAGGGACGAAGTTCTCGATCGCCGCGTTGATCGCACCCACACGCTGGTCCAGCGGCAGCGCGATCAGGTCGGTTGCGGAAAGGCCCAGCCGGTCGAGCGCGTCAGCGGCGGGGCCGGTCCCGGCAGCCGCCTGGCTGAGACGGCGCGTCAGATCCTTGGTCGCCTGCTCGATCCCGGACATCGAGACGCCCGCCAGCTCGCCCGCGCGCTCAAGCGTCTGGATTGAGGCCACCGTGGTGCCAAGGGACTGCGCGAGCTTGGCCTGCGCGTCGACCGTCTGCAGCCCGGACCGGATCATCGCCACGCCAGCGGCGGCAGCGGCTGCAACGGCGGCGGCCGCAGCAACCCGGACCCGTCGCGAGAAGGCCGCGAGTCGGGCGTTCGCCGCCTCCATTTCGCGGCTTAGCCGTCCAAAGCCTCGCGAACCGGCTTCGCCGACACCTTCCAGCTCGGCCCGCACCTGTCGCCCGCCGACAGCAGCAAGGCGGACGCTGACGCGTTTCTCGGCCATCGGTCAGACTCCTTGCTTTCGCCGTATAGGCGTCTTGCGTTTATGCCATCGATCAAGTGAAGGTATGACCATGGCCGAGACCGCGACCCTGTCCTCGAAGTTCCAGATCTCGATTCCCAAGGCGATCCGGGCCGCCCAGCACTGGGAGGCCGGGCTGACCTTTGCCTTCATCCCGAAAGGCACGGGCGTCCTGCTTGTGCCGGTGCCCAAGCGGGAGGCGCTGAAGGGGCTCGCGCGCGGCGCGTCCGCCGCCGATTATCGCGACCGGACGGATCGGTTCTGATGATCCTCGTCGACACGTCGGCGTGGATCGAGTGGCTCATCGGCTCGCCGACCGGCGAGAAGCTGTCTGAACATCTGCCCGAACAGGGCGAATGGCTGGTCCCGACCATGGTGCAGCTCGAGCTGGCGAAATGGCTGACGCGCGAGGTCGGCGAGGACAAGGCGGATCAGGTCATCGCCTTCACGCAGGTCTGCCATGTGGTGCCGCTCGACACCGAGATCGCGCTGGCGGCGGCGGAGGCGTGCCGCGAGCACAAGCTTGCGACCGCCGACGCGATCATCTTCGCAACCGCCCGCGCACAGGGCGCGATGCTCCTGACCTGCGACGCACATTTCGAGGGACTGCCCGGCGTCACGCTGATCGAGAAGATCAAGGCCTGACCCCCGGGCCACCATTCGCGCTCAGCTCCTCGTTCAGCTTCCGCACCATCACCGCTTCGATGACGGGCAGCAGTTCGGCCATGGCGAGCGGCGGCACGCCGAGTGCGTCACCGAGCGCGAGTGCTGCCGACATGTCCCAGCCGATCACGGCGCCGGGCAGCACGCGCAGCTGGCCGCCGAGGCGGCCGACCAGGTCCCAGACCTGCCAGCCCTCTAGCGTTTCCGGGCGGTTCAGCCGCGCCGGGCAATCCGGGCAGGCTTGCGCACAGGCTTCGCAGTAGCGCTCGCCCCCGCCGAAGGACCATTCGGCGAGAGCGCGGAGACGTTTTTTTCCTGCTCCAGCAGCAGGCTCTTCGAGACGTAGGTCAGCTGGAAGGCTTCGAAGATCGGCCAGACATCGAGCAGCGCGTCGATGGCCTCGGGGCTAGGATCGATCAGCTTCCCGTCGGCATCGCCGATGCCCTCCCAGCCGAGCACCGCCCGCCGCGCCAGCGCTTTGGCGAAGGCGACCGCGCGTTCCTCGTCGGAAGCCTCCTCGGGCACCGCCTCGACAGCGGGATCGCTGCGCGTCGCCACCATCAGCGCGGTGGTCAGCGGGCGCAGCTGCACCCGGACGCCGGGGGCGAGCTCATGCCAGCGCGGCGCGTTGGTCAGGTCGAGCGTCAGCATCCTCAGTACACCTCGATGTCGTTGATCAGGGTTGCCGTGCACATCCGGCCGACCACGCTGTCGCGCGCCGCCTGCCAGTCGAAGGTTGCCTGCACGCCTTGCGGCCCGGAGATCTCGATGCGCGGGCGCGGCAGGTAGACGGCGTGCACGGTGAAGGTGAAGCTCTCGCCCGAGGGCAGGACGTAGGCGAATTCCATCTCGCAGGCCTCGCCGTTGATCGCCTGCGTCACCAGCGTCTGGTCGGCGAAGCGCACCTCGATACGGCCGGTCAGCGCGGCGATGGACGGGTCCGCGCCGTCGATGCGGCCGTCCGAGCGGATGGTCTCGATCCGGTCGAGGTTGTTGGCATAGGTGATCTCGGCCGAGACCACGTTGCCGAGGGCGGTGCCGTTGCGGGTGATCGAGCCGTTGAAATGGCCGAAGCGCTTCAGCTCCAGCGCAGTCGGCGTTCCGGCGCTGGTCGTAGTGTCCACCGTCTCGCCCTGCGCCACCAGCCGCGCCGTTGCCGTCAGGAGCCCCGACCGCTGCATCTGCCAGGTGATCTGGTCGAGGACGCAGCCGGAATACATCGCATAGCGCGGGATCTCGGGCATGCCGGTTTCGATCGACATGCTGGGCAGCGTCCAGGAACCGGACTGAAACGTATGGGTATATGGACCGGGCGAGCTTCCGGTGGTGACAGGCTGGCCGAACGCGGCCTTCAGCCAGAAGCCCAAAGCCTCGGCGTCGAGCGGCACCACGACATCGCCGTCCGCCGTCACCGCGTCCTTGATCGGCGCCAGTGGATCCCGGCCGTACCCCAGCAACTCCGAGTTCAGCAGTGGCTGCTCCGCGCCGAGCGACGTGCTGGCGAAGGGCATGCGGGTGAAGCCGCTGGCGGGCGGCGTTCCATAGGTCGTCTCGAACGCAAGCGCCATCAGCGCCCGCGCCCCCTGGGCTCGTGCCATGGTGTTCTCCTCGGGTTGTCGGGATCAGCCGAGCTGGTCGGCCGTGGAATAGTGCAGCACCACCGGGATCACGGCGGCCTTGAGGCTCGCCGCGCCCTCGACCGGCAGATCGACCGGGCGCGGCGCTTCCGCCTCGATCCAGTCGCAGCGGCCGCCCAGAGTGCGGTCGCCCGCAATGACGGCGCCAATGCTGGCGCAAAGCGCGGCGAAGGTCGTGTCGCGATCATTGCCCTGTACGACCGCCTCGATCTCGGCGCGGTGCTGATAGTGGTAGCGCAGGGGTGACAGCGTCACGCCGGGCTCACCGGGATCGCCGTCGCGCAGGATCATCAGACCGGCAGCGGGCACACGCTCAGGCAGGACCTCGCCGCGCAGCACCGGCACATGCGGAACCGTGCGCAACAGGTCCGCCAAAGCGGTGAGGATGGTCTCGCGGGATGTCATCCGATCTTTCCTTCGATCCAGTTTGCAACGATCGCGCCAGGGATGGCCTCCTGCGCCCGCGCGGCATCGCGAGCGAGGTCGAGCCGCTTGCGGAGCTGCACCTGTGGCACGAGCAGGAAGATCGGCACGGTGGTCACGCCGCGGCCCGTCCTCGATCTGCTCGCCACGGCGCGTCCACGTGCATTGAGCCGCCCCTCCGCAACTAGCAGGCTGGGACCGGTGCGGCGATAGACGAAGCGCAGGCGCAGGCCCGAGCGGCGCTCCCACTCGCCGGGTGTGATACGCCCACCGCGCGAGGATTTGCCGGCGGCGGGCGTGGGGATCGCCAGCCAGAACCCGTTGCGGGAGCGGATCAGCGGGCCGGTGTCATGCGCGCCGATGATCACCGGGGCCTTCGACCAGACCACCGCCGCCGCGCTGAGGCTGGGTCGGCCCTTGGGGAACTGCTCGGAGCGGATGGTGTTGGCGAGGCGCTGACCCAGCCCGGCGCCGGTGATCTGCGCGCGCCAGGAGGATTTCACGCTGTTGCCAGCCTCGCTGACCGCCTGGCTCACGGCCCGCTCGCCGGCCCTGATCTCGGCGGCCATCATGGCGACCAGGTCAGGGGTGATGTCGAGTTTCAGCTGCATGATGATCAAGCCGGGCGCAGATCGACGGTCCAGATGAGCCGCTCGCGATCACGGACCGGCTCACCCTGAATGAGGAAGGCCTCGCCCTCGATCTCGATGCGGTCGCCCGGGCGCGGGTTCGACACCTCGGCCACGCGCAGATCGATCCGGGTGGTCTCGGACCAGAGCCGGGCATCGCCGAAGCCCGTGACCTCGTCCGCGCGGCGGGTGACCACGCGGACGAGTTTCGGTGCGCCACCGTCCGCGATCCAGGTGGCATCGCGGGCGATGTCGGGATCGGCAAACAGGTTGTCGACGGCGGCGGCAAAGACCGACATGCGCGCGCTCGTCAGTTCGAGCTGTGCAGCCGGATGGCCAGACGTGGCCGCTTGTTGACCGGCAGGATCGATGCCTCGGTCATCAGGTCGATCCAGCGACCCTTGGCGTCCATCATCTGGCGGGCGTAGAGCGGCAGGCCCACGGTGTTGGCGGTTTCCAGCAGGTTCGCGGGCCCGCCATAGGTGGTGAAGGTGTCGAACGTACCCATCGGGAAGGCGATGCCCTCGCCGGTCGGGATCAGCCGCTCGGAGGTGCCGTTCGATAGGGTGACCGAGCCGTTGTACTCCTCGAACAGGATCCCCGCGAAGGGGAAGGCGCGGCGCATGTCCTCGCGCAGCGGCTGGCCGCCGGTGGCGGAGAAGAACTTGTAGGCGTCCTCGGTCTTGGGATGGCTGATCAGCTTGTCGAAGAATTCGGAGCTGACCAGCGCATGGGCGGTGGTCATGGTCTCGCCGCGCAGATTGTCCTCGATCGCGCGCAGCGTGGTGCGGACCTTGCCCTGGATGTTGGTGCCGGCGGTGCCGAAGACGAAGTCGACCGAGATCTGGTCGAGCCCGAATTCGGTGAAGTAGTTGTAGAGGGTGGTGCCCGCACCATCCTTCACGATGCCGCGCAGCGCGTTCATTTCCATGTACTCGCGGGTCTGGGCATGCTTGCGGCGCATGAGCGTCAGCTTGCGGTTCATCACCTCGACCAGCGGATCGGCGGCATCCGAGACGCCCAGCGCGGGCATGCCCTGGATATCGGCGGGCAGGATCACGTCGTCATGCGGGATCCACGGCAGGGCAAAGCTGCGCATCGAGCGCGCCTCACGGTTGCCGACGGTGGCGGGGGCACCGAGGGGGACCGAGGGCAGGAGGCTCAGTACGCCTTCGCGCTGTTCGATGACGATGGAGCGCTGGGTGACGCCCTCGAAGCGGAAGAGGCCGATCTGGCCGAGGCGGGTGTAGAGGTTGGGCAGGATGTTGATGGCCTGCGTCATCTCGGCGAGCGAATAGCCGCCCGCGTCGAACGGGTTGCGGGTGATGGTCATGGGGAACTCCGGGGAGAGAGGGGGCGCGCGCGAGAGCGCGATGGGGAGAACGGGCGATCCGCCGGATCAGGCGGTGTCGCGGGGCACGATGCCGAGCGCGGCCAGCTGGCCATGCTTGGTGGCGGTCTTGGGTGCGTCATCGACGGTGGCGTCAAAGACGAGTGCCGCCTTCGAGACGATGGCGGGCCCCCGCGCGACCACCACGCCGATGGCATCCGTGGCGCTGGCATCGACCGCGTAGAGCAGCACGGCGGTTGCGGTCTGCGCGCCGTCCGAGCCGCCCGAGGTGGCGAGCTTGTATTTGCCACTGGCGGTGACGCGGCCGAGCACAGCGCCGACGGGATAGTTGGTCCCTTCGAGCAGCGTGACGGTCTCGCGGTTGAAGTTCGGGTTGACCTCGTACTTGAGGACATCGCCGCTCAAAGCGGGCTGGTGAAGGACGGTCAT